TAAAAGTTTGCTGACCATATTGTATACGCGGATCTTGCCATCCCAGATGCCAGCCTTGTATTTTGGGGAAAACTTGTATCCTGGTGAGAAGAATGTGAAGAAGTCTGAGATGTGCTTCTGCACCTCATGACTAGCCTCAACGCGGAGGTGTGAGGAGTTGAAGACTTTTATTTTTACTAGGTCTGTCATATCACGCACCTGCTCGATATTTCAGCCACTCGATAAGGTTCTTGCAGTGGAAGCTGCGGGCGCGGATTTCTTGCAGCACTGACTCTAGAAAGTAGATGCTAGTGCGGATGTAGGATTCTCTAGCCATGAGCTTCTGAAAGTCCGACTCTGCATAGATGAGAGCCTCGATATCTGCCTTGAGTGATCGGTGTTGCCATTGCGGCCAGCCGAATTCTAGCAACTCTTCCTTAGTCATCTCGCCGCGGTAGTATCGGCTGCGTCTAGCCTTGTACTCAAACTGGTCATGCTCGATCTTAGTCAGGCGGAGCTTGTACTGAACCAAGTCGTCCAAGTAGGCCGAATGTAGTATTGGGGTTCTAGAGACCGCGGTTTGGAGATTCAGCTCATCGATCTGGCAGTCCGTAGCCCATGCAGCTTTAAGTATCTCGAGAGTTCGCATAATTTCACCAATCATTCCATCATAGTATAGATCTATTTATCTGCTCTCGAGAGCTGAAGACCTCGGATTTTAGAAAGTGTGGTATAATTTCTTTAAGGGGGAGGAGATGGCGGTGGTATGTATTCCTCTGCGACTCTTACTCAATCCACGGAGACGATGTCTTTATGTAAGAATAGTCAAATGTGGCGGACGCCTTTGCAATGGAGTTGTCCGTATCGGTTGCATCGAAGTCCGGACCAGATAGGGATGTGGGGAACAGGTCGACAAAGGTAAAGGTCTGCAGCGGTTGCATTGCAGAGCTCAGTGGCATGAGATATGCATCTGATACTTGCTTGGCTGCTGGGTTTCTGCCGAGCTGATTTCGATCCAAGTTCAACCAGCGCTCATATTGTGCGTGGTCCTCTGGGAAGCCGAGACCCAGCATCCAGAAGTAGATCACATTCCAGTTGCGCATCTGCTCGTCTACTTGGAACTCAATAGTAAACGGAGCATAGTCTAGCTTGTCTCCTGGGTGCTTTATGTCGCTCAGCGGGGTGTTGGTGGATCCGCTAGGAATTGAGATGCTTGGTATAGCCGCGCGGGAGATGAAGTATGTAATCTCCGGCAGCTTTGCAATGTTAAACTTGAACCCATTGACGCGCAACGGGTCTAAGACTCCTGGCGATGGGCAGCTAGCTGGTATCATGCTTACTCCTTATTGGTTGGCTCAAATAGTTTTGAGAAATTGTTGGGGACAATCTCTACATAGTTCCGTATATATGCGCCATATGACTTCGTTCCCTCTGGCAGCGTGATCTCGTCCGCGCCGTAACTGAGCTTCAACATACCATCTAGAGCAGAGACTCGCTTAGAGGAGAACTCAGCCTTCGATCGAATAGATAGGATAGGTACTACCTTGCCATTTATCTCGACCGTCATCTCTAGTTTCGGAGCAGCTACTCGCACACTATATGCCAAGCTATCTGGGGTGTGGTATAGGCTGGCCTGCATTGTTCCTGTGCTAGTCTTAGCCCCATCCAAGCCACTATCACCCATATGAATAGACGGCTCGATGTCTGCTCCGGTGTATCGCATCTTCGCAGTAGAGAGGATGTCAATGTTGAAGTTGTTTTTCTCTATCAATTTGGTGCTAACGCCATCCAGGTTCAGGAGTGTGAATTCTTTTTCATCTTCCCCGCCTGCCATAAATTTCAGGATGGACTTTGCAGCACTGTTTGCCTTGGTTGTTCCGTCTGGGGCTTTATTGAACCCAGCTGCTATGGATTTGTATGTACCAGTTACAATGCTGCTGATATAGTCCTCGGTCTGCATAGTCTTTGAGTGCTTGAGCGATTCGGCAGCACTTGGAACTCCTAGCGAGCTAGCTAGAGACTTCAGCGCCCCGCTGCCAGCGCCACCTGCATACTGTGCAATCTGTTTGATGCCGGAGGTTTTAAGAGATATGTTCTTCTCGATTGTCTCGTCTTCACCTTCATCCGGTGTGAAGATTGCAGAGATTTTCACATCAGCCTTTTCAGTCTTACCCCAAGAGATTCCATCAGAGTCTATGATGATCTTTGCAAATTCTGCTTCCTTCTTTTCAGACAGTGCTCGCTTGACATAGAGCCCGACTTCTCGATTCAGTTCTGGCGCAGAGTTTACATACTCAATGGTTCCTACCAACACACGCTCTAGGGATGCATCGCCAAAGGTTTCTGCTGCATGTTTGAATTGTCGGAACACAGCGTTGTTGGATTGCGCCATGTTCAGATGTAGGTCCATGTGGACTAGCACTGCACCAGTGGATTCGCTTTGTATTTCCCAGGTGTGGTTGTACTTGACTGTCTGGTTTGGTGCTGCGGCCTTCTCTTTGAGAATGGTAGTTGATGACTTGCCACAGACTGTGGCAATAACCTCGAAGATATCCTCCACGACCACTGCTCGCCCTGTGCGCATGGCTAGGAATTTTGCTACCACGCCACAAGCAAAGACGCTCTCTGCTAGGTCGCCAGTGTTATAAGGTTTCTTCTTGATCATTCTTTTCTCGCTCCAGTGATGTTGTGTAGTATTTAATACAGGCGCAAAAAAGGGACCCGAAGGTCCCTTAAAGTATGCCAATAGGCACATGAAGCGCCCTCTCTGTGGAGGGCTACTTTCAAGTCGATCACGAAGTTAGCAAGTTGCCAACCAAGAATTTACGGTAGTAAACGTTTTTACCAGCACCGTTTCTCGCGAATGGGTTGTCTTGCAAACCGTAGCGAGTTTGGTAACCGATAACTGGCTGCATTGTGGCTGGATCAATACCACCACGCAAAGCTTGCAGCTGTACGTATGGGCAGTAGAATTTACCAGCATCAAAGCGGTTACCACCTTTGTAGCCTACAACCACTACATGCTTGTCGCCAGCAGTGCTGAGGTAAGGATCGATATACACTTTGTAGCGACCGTTCAGGACACCAGCGTAAGTGCCGTGGGCAGCTACGTCAGTATTCAGTTGTTCTTTACCGCTCATTGCAGAGTTGTAATCCAACAGACCAGCCATGCTCAGAGCAGATGCTACGTCAGCAGAGCAGATAACGATGTTACCTTTTCCGAGACGGGTGTCCATGTAGATTGCATTGGCTTCGCGTTCGATTTGGAACATCAGACCCTTGAATTTCTCAACTGACCAGCGGCCTGAAGAGTCAACATCCAAGTCGAATAGACCAGGAACGGTTGTGGTGGTAGCGCCGATGACCGCATCTTTGTAGATCGAACCCAATACTTCACGGTTCACTTCAGAAGTGATTTCGCGTGAAAGGATTGTGCTCAATTCACCTTCAGCGTCAAGACCGTGAAGAGCTTTCAAGTCTTGTGCAAGTTCGACAGAGTAGCTAGCTTTCAGTTTACGAGTGTTGGCCGTAACCGTCACGCGATCGAATGAGAAGCTCATTTCAGCAAATGGAGTTCCTGCATTACCAAGAACCTCTGCTGCGCCAGTTGTCATACCAGTACCAGTTGCATAAGTTGCGTTTTGTGTAACCGCTGCTGGAAGAGCTGTGTAAGTCAATGGCTGATTTCCACCAGCGTCTAGACCTGCGCCAGAGAAGCCACTTTTGATAGAGTCAAACAGTGCTTCATCACCATAGTTAGCACCACCATCTTTACCATAGCGTGCGCGCATAGCGAAGATGAGACCAGTTGGTTGAGGCATTGCTTGAACGCCCATAACGTCGTAGGCAATCATTTGTGGAGCAGCACGGCGGATGATGCTAATCAATACTGGATCGTAGCCAGCGTTTGAGCCAGCGTTTGATGTACCAGCTGCCATGTTGTTGCCGGCATTCTCGTTCATCAGGTTGGCACGAAGACCACCTTCACGAGCTTGGTTTTCCAACAACATCGCAACGTCGGCTTTACGCTGACCGTCTTGAATCGCTGGCATAGATTTGTGCTCTAGAACAGGGGCCCATTTTTTCAGGAGTTCCTGAGTCGAAATAACTTGATTTGTCATATATTTTCCTTTTAAGGTTGATAAGATTACTATTTGGAGATACGATCTAAGAAAGTGATACTATTCAACAGTGCGTCTGCATATGCTGGTGCTGGTTCTGCTGTTGTGAGCAGTGTATCAGCCTCGGACAAC